GCTGGAATAGTAATGTCCATAGTATGTATATGTGGAATGTAGAGAGTTCTGATTATCGACACCTTGGGTTTGACCCTTATCGTATGGCTGGAGCATTAGGAACCAACAGAACTAATCATACTTTTACTCAAACATTTACTGGACTTAGTGCTGGTACAAAGACATTTTATTTAGCACTAGGTGCGGGAGATTCAAGAACTTCTAATGGAGTTCTTAATTACAACCCTGAAACGGATACTGGCAACGGAGATACTGCTAATGCCCCAACAACTTCTCAAATGATTGTTATGGAGATTGAGCCATGAGTACTGCTTTAGCTTTATTAAATTTAAGACCCAATTCTCATTTTAAATGGGAAGGCGAAAACTATTCTGACATTGAGTGGTTTGACGAAACAACAGAAAAACCAACAGAGCAAGAGATTATTGCTGAGTCAAATAGAATAAAGGCTGAGTTTGTTAGCAATGAATATCAACGCAAGCGTGCCGCTGAATACCCACCTATTACAGACTACTTAGATGGAGTTGTAAAAGGAGATCAGGCTCAGATTGATAAGTACATTGCTGACTGCCAGGCAGTTAAAGCTAAATATCCAAAGGTGGCCTAACATGATTCTCGTATCTTGGTTATTCGATAAGCTAGGCTATATGCCTAAGATATCTGTTGATACTAACTGGCCTTTCCCAGCAACTCAGCAAGACTATGTTGCGCCTGAGTTTGAGAGGCCAATTAAAAAGACTGTTGCCAAAAAGAAACCAGCGGCCAAGAAAGTAGTGGCTAAAAAAACTGTACGAAAGAAAGCGTAATCATGGCTAACCTGACAGAGAAAGAGATCGAGGATATCGTTGAGAAGGTAACTGAAAGAGTTATCGAGAATGTCTATACCTCTGTCGGTAGGTCGGTTGTTACTAAGTTCTTTTGGGTGGTTGGTGTTGGTGCTATCGGCCTGGTTACTTACCTCGCCGGTATTGGCCATATCAAGGTAGGTTAAGAATGTGGCTGACGAGTTCGGATTTCTCGCTGGAGCCAAAGGTTTTAGCGAGAGCATAAACAATAGCAAGGCCGCTGGTAAAGAGATTACCAAAGGCATTGAGAGCATTCGTAATGAGGCAGTAGAGTCAGCACAGGAAAGAGCAAGAGAGCGTAGAAGGGCGCAGAGAGAGGCAGAGTTTAAGAAACAGACTGCCACAATCAAAGCGCTCCAGGAATATCAGAGACGCAAATTGATTACTGACGAAGAGGCTAAGTTAAAGATAGATTTTGTAAGGAAGTACGGCGCTAAAGAATGGGAACAAGTGCTAAAGATTAAGACTGAGATATCTAGAGTTGAAGATGAGAACAACAAAGCATTTCAGTCAGATCTTAAAGAGCGCCAGGTTGCTTTAGCGTGGTGTTTCTTTGCGGCATTTTGGGTTACTGTTTTTCTTAAATACATAGGGGCATTCTGATGTTAACTTTAATTTCTACCGCGCTATCATTCTTGATGGGTGGCCTACCAAAGCTGATGGATTTTTTTCAAGATAAATCAGACAAGTCACACGAGTTAGAACTAGCCAAGATGCAGACCGAGCGTGAGATGCAGATGCTCAAAGAAGGTTACATTGCCCAGGCTAAAGTAGAAGAGATCCGCACAGAGCAGATCGCGATACAGTCAGCAGAGAAAGAGCGTGAGGCTTTGTACGCACACGACATAGCTATTGGCCAGGGCGCGAGTCAATGGGTTATTAATCTACGCGCATCTGTACGCCCGATGGTTACCTACTTATTCGTATTCTTATTAATTGTTGTAGACATCGCATCTATTGCATGGGCCTGGCAGTCTGGCACTAAGTTCGCTGAGGCTATCCCAATGATTTTTGATGCTGATGAGATGCAGATCCTGGCATCTATCATTGCTTTCTGGTTTGGCACACAAGCATTCGCTAAAAAATGAGTTTAGAACACCGCGTCATTGACATGATTAAACACCATGAAGGTGTACGAGTTAGGCCATACCAATGCCCAGCTTTAATCTGGACTGTTGGTGTTGGCCATGTAATCGATCAATCACATATCAGGGTCCCGTTGGCAGAGCGTAAAGCCTTGCCGATCCCTGATGGGTGGGATAGAACTTTATCTATGGGAGAAGTTGATGAGATGCTTGCTAGAGATTTGGTCAGCTTTGAAAATGGTGTACGCAGATTGTGTCCTGATGGCCTTACTCCTGGCCGCCTTGGTGCGCTCACCAGCTTTGCTTTCAATGTAGGGTTAGGTAATCTGCAACGCTCTACTCTGAGAATGAAACACAATAGAGGTGACTATGAAGGAGCCGCCGAGGCCTTTCTAGATTGGACAAAGGCTGGCGGCAAGGTACTAAAAGGTTTGGTGTCCAGGCGCAACGATGAGCGCGCCCTTTACCTTAGCTAGACGCGTCCAATAACGCCCTACGCTTTTGCTTATGTGCAGTCATGCCAGCCTTTTGAACTGCACTAAGCATCGATAACACATCAGCATTCAGAGTATTAAACTCACCTATCTTGCTGGCTTTAACTTCCTTACTAAGCCTGGATCTGGCAACCTTATCAGCCATCTCGTTATAAGACTCCATCCAATCATCGATGCTGGCCGCAAACATTGGCTCTTTGCCTGGGATGCTTAACTTAAATGTGCCAGGCTTTTGCAACTCCTCAACTACTGGTAGTGGAGCGTCCTCAACTGGTGGCACAGGCATCTCTTCAACTGTTGTATTTTGGAGACAGTTATCAGCTGGTATATCCAAAACTTCTGGCTCTGAAACTGACAATTCTGGGATGGCATCTAATGGATTGTTAGATACGATCTGTACTGGCTTAGAAACAACCTCATCCACAGGCATATCCTGAGCCTCCTCAGCGGTGATTAAACCCTTGAGTACATCAGGGAAAGCATCGCGTAAAGCAAAGCCTCTGGCGCGCATCTGGAGCATTCTCTTAGGGTACTGGGACCAAGGGCCTTGCTTACCCCATAGACCAGCGCGCTTGGCATCCTCAACAGAGTACTTAGATACCACCTCAGAGCGGCCTTTGCGCTTAACCCGGCAGATAGCTACCGGATTGCTAGTGCCATCACCCTCGATGCTCTCTTGCACATCCTCGCATACTGGGCTGGCCTGTACTAATGCCATTGCCGCGTCACCATATACCGATGGCTTGCCGTTGATTACAGAGATATTCTGCAATGCCTGGAGCGGAGCCAGGCCGATCTCATAACCCCATTGGACGGCCACAAGGATATCCTCTGGTTTGTTTTGATAATTCTTTGGGACCATCTGCGATCTAGATAGCATCGAACTAAACTCGATGGCCTCAGTCATTGTCTGTGGGGCAAAGCCCTGGTGTTTTACTAAACTCATTTTGTTAATTCCTTGATTGAGAGTGTTGATTGACGAATTGTGTAAGCCTCTTTTGCCGGTGTAATCTTTGATGGCTGGGCTTTATATGTACGGGTTGGCCATGAGATACGATAGTCACCAGCAATTCCGGTGGTACTGTTCTTAAGCAATCCCATAATCTCTGTTTGAATCTTGGCATTTTCTTCTTCTGCTTTTGTAATTTTTTGCTTGTTCTCCAAAAGTAATTTGGTTAACTCCTCTGCATAACTATCCAATACTACTGGCTCATCATCTGAGCCTGATGCCCAGGTCCTGGCCGCGTCTTTAGGATTAATCGGTGGGTAGTAATCGATCTCACCGGTGTTCTTATAGCGGTCCAGCTTGTCCTGGAATGTCTTAGCAGTCTCCTGGATCAGTCGCAATGTAGGCAGATGCAACTCAAACAAAAAGATACGCAACTGTGTACCTTGATAGAGAGTGCATACCGCGCCCCAGGTCGCTTTCATAATTGACATCTGCGCTTGCAACTGAATAGGCCCACGATACAAAGGCAATACATCCTCCGGCGGCATCGAGGTTAGCTTGGCCTCTAGCACGCCCATACCATCAAGCGTGATCGAGTCCTTGCCAACCACATAGATACCATTGTCTGGATCGCTGACAACTACCTGGCCCTTGCCGTATGCCGTACCATCTAACGAGCAACTCAATGGCCACTTATCGTGAAAGAATGCCTGGTGATAATCGATCTCCAGATCCTTGCAGTTCAAGCGATTGGCGGCCTCAAGCAAGATGGTAGGCTCCATCTTATTGCCCCATCCCATAGCCTCATTAGATATATCTGGCGGTGATATGCCATTGATAGCATCGATAGACGATAGCAACTCATCGTTAGGTGACCGGTATACGCTCATGCCACAGACCGCCGGTAAGCGGCTGGCTGAAAGCATATCGTTTGGCGTGACTTTTCCTACCATTTCAAATCTCCGTTTCTGTGTGTGATTCAAACCAGGCTGACAAACTGATAGCGTAACGCGCTACCTCTGCCGCTAGATCACTAGCCGCCTGATGATTGTTTGCCTGTGCGGCCTTGTGTACGCCTTGCATAAGGCGATTAATGCGAAGTAAGTATTCTGAATAATCCATTATTTACCTTTCTTCATTGCGGCCATTGTTGGCGCTTTCTTAAGCCAATAGCGTTTCCATTTATGAGTAGGTCGATCAGGATCGTGTTCGTACTCATCCTCTATCTGCCATCCCCTGGAGCGCAGTTGATGGATGTAGTGCGCCAGGCGCGTGATGCCATAAGACTGTATTGCGTGCCAGCTAGTAATGCCGGTGCGCTTACGAGATTTGAGGTGGCTCATTATTTGTTCTAGTTGTGTATTCACTTTAACTTCCTTTCGTTACGCAAAGAGATAGTGCGGTAGTACTCCCACTTCTTTTGGATCTCTTTATCCTCTGATGGTGGAGTCCAACCCGTACGCCTTAGCGTACGACTGACATCGGTCTTGGCTGATGGGACATACGGGGTTTCAGAATTAAGAATATTCATATCAGCACCCGATAGGACGGAATGGGCCTTGGGTATTGATATCCCAGCAACACATACCACCGCGACCATCTGGGGCGCATTTGACCTGGGCATATGCATGGCAACTAAACAAGGTAACTGCTACTACGGACAAGGTT